TGCAGGATATGAAATTCCATCTTGGATCATAACTATTCTATGAGATGGTGTTGAAAACTCTTGTGATCCTGTTGTCAAATTTGCTGATCGAGTTGCCAATGTAAACACAAACTGATCAACACTAGATGACATTTTTATGTTTTTAAGACGATAATCTTCCCAGTTGCTTGGCTGGACTAGCGGAAATGGAGAGTAGTAGACGTTCCCATTCACGGCAAATACCATGTAATTTAATTCATCAGCAATAATTCCGTTTCCATTAACATCAAAAATTTTTGCGGGAGTAATTGTAATTACACCATTGCGATTTTGCGTCAAAGATGCTTCTTTTTGCTTATTCGATGAAAATAAAATTCCACCTTGGAAGTTTCCAGCAGGGAGAGAAAGGTGCATTTTATGCCCCGGTCTGGTTTGAACCAATCCACCTCGGACAGTTACATTTACTCCCCATTTAAACTGATTGTCTGGCAATAACCACGGATTTCTAACAGAATTGACACCCTGTATCCATCCACTGGATATCTTGGACATCCGACCTGATGTAATATTCTCACTTTTCATGCTAGAACATTACTGGATCTGACCCATCACCATAGGTCAAATCATTAATTTGTGGTGGAACAAAAGCGTGACCATCTTGGTGTTCTTGCTGATTCTTCAGGTATGCCAAAGAAAAGCCCCAGTAACGCAATGCCTGTTCAGCAAAGTCCTTGTCCTCAAGATCACAAGCGTGAACGGCAGTGATGATTGCGCGTGTATGCTCAATTGGGATGAAGTCGTATTTACTAGTGATGACTGGGGGTTTTAGCCTATAGGCAATTCTTACCCACGCGCATGGTTTGCCAATGCGAATCCTGCGGTACTGCGGGTTGACTTCTTGCGGATGGTATTGACCAATCAAAGTTAAATCATTGCTACGTCCGTAGTCCATCGCATACAAGCTCACAAACCCGTCTGTAAGGGGTTTTTGAATGTTAGCAACACTCTTAACTAGGACTGGATCCTCAATGGCATCTACGAAGAACCTGCTATCCACGGACAACCCACTAGTCAAAAATGAAATCCTACCAGTTGTACTAGTTAAGTTTTGAGATTGTGACTTGGTAGTATACAATTCAAACTCATTGTTGTCGATTCGGCGAATGAAGTATGTCGTTCCTGCAACCAATCCATTCGGAAGCACATCACTTGAATTTGCTCTTACAGTCACGGACTGACCTGTTGTATAAAGCGAAGCGTCAGCAACAATGCTTGTGGAAGGTGATGCCGTAAAGGTGCGTTGGATATCAAGCGACAGCTGACCAGTGCCGGGGGTTGTAATCGGAACCAGAACTGATGCAGAATACACATTAACACTATCCCCAATCACTCTAACTTGGTAGTCCGTTCCAGCAACCAAAGGAGATGGTAAAACTCCGCTTGTAGAGAACTTCACAGTCTCATTTTCCTGCAAGAATTGCACGGACGAGGGTTGAATCAGGTTGTTGTATGGAAGTGGAGAGACAGAGAACCGCTTTGCGTAGTACGATTGACCAGTTCCGAATGATACCACATTAATTTGACCAGTTGTTCCACCAGCAATGGCATCTACCGATGATGTATATGCTGTAGCAACTGACGTAGATGATACATTTAGATATGCAGGAGTTGCTCCGTTGTCAATTGCTGGACTAGTTGTAGGTAGCAGATAATCAGTTCCCCAATAAATAGTGGATGGTGTGGTTAGATTAGTAAAATCACCTAACCATTTGTTCGTAAATGCAACTCCAAATGCGCGAGAAAGAACAACATAAAAACTTCCAGTTGGAGAAGATGTGATATTCAACCTGCTAAAATCAGCGTTTTTAACTGTAAATGTTCCAGTCGCTGAATTTAATGGTGCTTCCGCTCGATATGAAGTTCCAGAAACCAATGGATTTGGCATTGTTCCTGTCGATGAAAACTGAACAAAGACTCCTGTCGATGGAGTGATTATAACATTAGGAGCGGATGTATATCCAGACCCAGTAGTTACGATTGTTAAACTAGTCACTTCTCCAGAAGATACATTAATTCCAGTTGCCGTTGTTGCTGGAGTTGGTGTTATCGCTAAAACAGAATAATCAAATGTTGTTGCTGTTTTGCTATCGATTGTGGATACAATACCACTGACAGGTGTTGCTGTTATTGGAGTAGTGGAAGGAACTACAATTTGGAAAGTATCAGGCCCTATAACAAATACGCTCCATGTTGCATTGTATACTATGGAAGTCAAAGTGCATCCGCTGATGGTTGCCCTATCCCCTGTAACATAATTGTGTGGGGTTGTGGTTATGACAGTCGCTAGAGTAGCTGTTGCAGATGCCTTTGTAATGCTTGTAACATTTGTTGGAATTTTTGGAACTTGAATTATCTTGTCTCCATTATAATCGGATTCCAATGCCCCTGTTATTGTTACTGTTTGACCTGATCTAAACCCATGCGGAGATATGGTTGTTGCAGTTGCAAGTGTTGATGATGGTTTGGTTATTCCAGTAACAACTAAATTGGTTGTATTTACATTTGCTGTTGCAGTTGCTCCAGTTCCACCTCCACCAGTTATTTCTACTTGTGGTGGGTTTTGGTATTTATTTCCTCCAGAAATTTGACTAAATCCAGCTACAAATGACGTTTGTATCGTTGCTATTGCAACAGCAAGAGTTCCGGGCTTTAGTTGTGCTTTAATAAATTGACCAACAGGAGGTACTGCTGGAGCAGTAAATACCTCTATATTGCTTCCAGTTGGAAGTGATGTGCTTGCCGTTGCAAACGAAAATGTAAATGGAGTAACAGTTGTGACTGCTGTAACTGTTCTAATTCCATTGTATCCAGATTCATTAACTCCTGTAATTTGAACTATATCCCCAATGTTCAACCCATGTGCTGCTGCTGTTGTTGCTACAACGACAGTTGCTGTTGGTGTTGCTTTTGTTATAGCTGTTATTGCAATCGTATTTCCAATTTCAGCAGATAATTCAAAAGTGAAACTATCTGAACCTGTCTGTGTAACGCTAAAATCACCATTATATGAGGCTGGATATGTTGCGCTATTGCTTATGCTTACAAAATCTCCAGTTCTATAATTGTGAGGAATAGATGTTTTTGCAGTAACAAGCAACCCATTAGTTGTTAATGAAATTATATTATAAATCGTAGCAGGAGCTGGAGCATCTATTGTGATGGTTGGTGGGGATGAGTATCCGAAGCCGGGGTCTTCAATAACAATTGAAGAAATTTGATATGAAATGCTATTTCTAATCGCATATCCAGTTGCGGTTCTTGGTGAAATTGAGCTTCCAGATGGAGCGGATGGAGGTGCAGAAAAATTAACGTCTGGAGTAGAAATATAACTAGATCCAGCATCAGTCAAATTTATTGAAGTCACGCTTCCAACAACGATTGGAGTGAAGTTTGCTCCTGATCCAGTTGGAGAATTAATTGATAGGCCCGGTGCGGTGATCTGACTAGACTCTCCAGCAATCGTAGACGCTGGAATTAATTTAACTAGAGAAATAGTGCCAACTCCAGCCGATGTAAGTTTAATTGGATTTACAAAGTTTGTTGGAGAAGATGCGGCAGCATCTGCTTGTGTTGTATGAATCGAAACTGATTTTGTGCTTACGATATTTACAAAGTAGTTTTGATTTGCAATCAAAGGTTGAGGAAGTGTTCCCCCAGACGTGAAGACTTGGACTTGGTCACCTTGGGTGAGCAAGTGGTCAACGCTGAAAGTCAACTTTGTCTCTGGCACGATTTCCTTTCGGATATCGACGTTGATTGGGTTTGTAGACCCAGTCGTATGCACCTCGTTAACATTTGCTTGAGCGTCAGAGATAGAACTAAAGACTTGCAGGTGCGTTGCGTCTAGCAGATTTCCAAAATAGGTAACTCCAGAACGCAATCCAATAGGCAAAGTTTGCCCAGATGGAAATGTGATTGGATTTGCCGTTGTTATTTCGATAGTAGGAGCAGACGCGAATTGAAGAGCAGTCACGACAAATGAAGTCCTTGAATCAAGGAATTTCAATGGCCCTGCTCCTACTATACTTTGGAGGGAAAGTGGATAATTACCTGCCTGTGCGTTGAGGGAATCGTTGTAAATTTGAATGGTCAATGCATCCAGAACACCAATGTAATAGACCTGCCCATTGGAGAGCGGAACTGGGATAGTTCCAGAAATCGCAGTAATAGCCATTCCCTGACCAGAATCAAGCGTGTGAGGGGTTGCGGACACAAACTTGCCAATCGGGCTAATAGCAACCTCACGGGTTCTAATAGTGGCATCATCAGGAGCAATCGTTCCGTAAGCGAAGTCAGATTGCGAGTGAATTGGAATGAGTAGACCATCAACGCCCGTTCCGTCCTTGAGTTGGCTA